TTCTAGTAAGTACAATGAGTATGATCTAGATGGAGATGGTATTGTATCTGATGCAGAAATAGAAAATGCCAAAGCTATAAAGGAGACAGAGACACAGTTAAGGAAACAGCTTGCCCAACTAAGGATGGCAAGATATACTTTAATAGCTATGGGAGCGTTTACATTAGCGATGTTTATTGTAGATGTTGAAAGAGTAAAAGCTCTAGCTGATATAAGTAATTTATTTTACTTGTCAGGCGCAGGCATTGTGGGTGCATACATGGGTACGACAGCTTGGATGAATAAAAAATAAAAGTTTACGTAAAGTTTTGGGAATGTTATGGGCGGCTTGAAAAAATCACAAAGGAGTTTAAAGGCTTGGGGTAAACAGAAATGGCGAACTAAAAGTGGTAAACCTAGTACACAAGGGCCAAAAGCAACTGGTGAGCGTTACTTACCTGCGAAAGCAATTAAAGCTCTATCAGCCTCTGAATACGCCTCCACTACGGCTAAAAAGCGCAAAGCAATTAGAAGAGGAAAACAAGTGGCTAAACAGCCAACAAAGATTGCACGAAAGACGAAGTCTTATAGAAAGGTCACGTAAATGGCAGTAGTAGTTCCAGATATACCAGATATTTTTGAAGAGGCTTATCAAAGAGCAGGATTAGAGCTTAGAACTGGTAATGATTTAAGAAATGTAAGGCGTAGTTTTAATCTGTTAACTATGGAATGGCAGAACAGAGGGCTTAATCTTTGGACTATTGCTTCTGGCACACAAGTTTTAACATCTGGTACAGCTACATATACAATGCCTACAGACACAGTTGATCTTATAGAACATCAAATAAGGACAGGAACTGGTACAAATCAAGTGGACACGAACTTAACTAGAGTTAGTGTATCAACCTACGCAAAGCAATCAGCAAAAAATACAACGGGTAAGCCCACTCAAATATTTGTACAAAGATTAGCAGCGTCTGTCACAGCTACATTATGGCCTGTACCTGATAGCGCAGATACATATACTTTATCTTTTTTTAGAGTTGTAGGTATAGACGGAATAAGCTCTGGTATAGACGGAACAACAACATCATTTGTGCCACCTAGATTTGCGCCTTGTTTGGTTTCTGGTTTAGCTTATTACATAGCTATGAAAAGACCTGAAGTAGCTAATAGGGTTGCCCCATTAAAGCAGGAATATGAATTTCAGTTTGAATTAGCGGCAGGAGAAGACTCAGATAGCTCTTCTGCTAGATTTGTACCTTACAATACTTTTTACGGAGGTTAAGTATGTCTAAAGTTACTAGAATAAGAAAAGATAGAACCAATCAAGCAAAAACAGGGCAGTTTAAAAACATTGTAAATGCCGCTAGAACCAGAAAAATTAGTTTGGGGAACGCTCAGAACATGATTAAAAAATTAGTAAAAGCCAAAAAGAGTGGTGGAGTTATAAGGGCTAATAGTGGCAAGTCAGTAAAAGATGGTAAAATATTATCAACAAAAGAAAAAAATGAAATTTTGTTAGCTAAAGCAAAGAAAAAAATTAATGATCCCAACTATAACGTAGCTTCGGGTGAAATACAAAAAAATAAAAATAACCAAACAAATGTAAAAAAGAACATAAAAGATGCTAAAATAAGAAAGAAAGAGCGTCTTGATAAAAATACAAAAGTAGTAAACACAGGTAGACCTAATGAGAACAAAAGAGTTCTTAAAAAAGGAAATTTTGGCGAAGATATACAAAAACTTATAGGGTTAACTCCAGCCGGATTTTTAAGAAAAAAAGCTGTGAAAAATATTTTTAACATGTTTAAGTCTAAAAAACCATCTGGATCTAAAGATAAGCCTAAACAAATAGAAGGTCCTAAAAAAGTAAATGTTTCAGGAGGTGGTGGTTCAGGAACAAGAGGTCAAGGTAGTGGTAAGTTCAACCCTCCTGTTGTTAAACCAAGAAATACTAAAATAAAAAATCCTAGTACATCTGTAGTAAACAGGCCAAACCAAAATAGAATATCTTCTAACAGAGGTAATCAACAGTTAGCAAACAGAGCAGTTGTTACCACTGGTTTAAGTGAATTAATTAAACCTAAAAAATCTATTGCTGGAACTAATAAAAAGAAAAAAGATTTTGGTTTAGGTGGCACTGATCAGATTAAAAAGCCTAGCGTTAGGCAGGGTCCACCAAAAGGTCCTTTGAAATCAAAGCCAGTGAAGAAAAAAAGTAGAAGTAATATATCTAACTCTTCATCTTATGATGCAGACTTTACTAGAAAAGGCTTAGAAAAAAGAGGTCTCAAAGCTAAAAACTTTATGTCACCTAAGAACTTTGCGTCAACAACAAAAGAAAAAGAAAGAAAGATTGGTATAGCAGGAAATTTTAATACCGGAGGTAAGATGGTTAAAAGAGCAAACAATGGATTAAAACCGGCACCTGAAGGAAACAAAGGTAAGGGTGTTAGAATGTTACCAGAATCAGTTCGCAATAATATGGGATTTATGAGAGGTGGCGGTAAAGTTGTTAAGATGCGTGGTGGTGGAGCTGCTACTAAAGGTATGAATTTTAATAAAGGCTACTAATTGTCGCAACTAATATGCAATCTTCCTGCAATTCATGTATGGGTACGTAAAGAATTCTTGAGAGATCATGAAGATGGTCATGGAGAGTTTGTTAAGGGGGTATGGATATCTTGTAAATCTATGCCGGGTAGAGCTTTTTACTTTGAGACTTATTTGCCTGAATATGGAGCAATGTTTGATAAGCTACCAATAAGTGCATTTACATGGTCTAATCAAACCCCACAACCAGATTTAAGTTTACCCAATCTGCAGTTTTGGAATTGTATGGATTATGGTGTGGTTGCTATTGAAAAACAATTTATAGCATCTATGGTATTTGAAATACTTACAAGGGATCAAGGATCTTTTAAGGGAAAGTATGTAGCAACATTAGATAATTATCATTCAGATATTAATTCTATTGATTACAGCACAGCAGAGACACCTGCGGAACACAAGTCTCACAACCTTATAGAGCTTGAGAATGGTCAATTTGGTTTATATCCTAATAATAGAATGAGGATATATGACAATAGCTTAACACCAGAGAAGCCCTTGATGCCTGATTTTAAAGTTAGTACAGTGGAATATGAAGTAGAGAACGCAGATGATTTAGCAAGATATGGTGATAGCGATGATTATTATTATAAGAGCAAGGATGAAAAGTAATGGCATATAGCAGTGGTAAATATGCTTATGGCATCTGTGACAGAACAGGTTTTAGATATAAGATAAAAGATCTTGTATTTGAGGTAGAGAATGGAGTTAAAACTGGTCTAAGGGTAGGTTATGATGTTGTAGACAAGGATCATCCACAAAACTTCTTAGGTAGGCTTAAAATAGATGATACGCAGAGTTTGTTAGATGCAAGACCAGACAGATTGGAACCTATTACAGAGAGATTATTATTTGTTAATCCATTTACAACTGCTTCAGCAGACAGTGGAAGTACAGTAATTACAGTTGTAGAGAAGAGTCATGGCAGAGCTACATCAGATAGAGTTAGATTTAGAAACTGTGTAGGATTTGATGGAATTACATCAGCTAACTTTGAATTAGCTGAAGGATATGTTATAACTAAAACAACAGATGATGCTTATACAATTAGTATTTTTGCTTCATCTACAACAGGTTCTGTTACTGGCGGTGGTGTTTTTGTTACAGTTGGCCCAGTAACCTTGGAGGCTTAAATGAGTTTTACATTGGCGCAAATGAAAACAGCCATACAAGATTATACAGATAATACTGAAACATTATTTGTTTCTCATTTACCTGACTTCATAAAAGCATCAGAAGAAAGAATATTTAAATCTGTAGACCTAGATGTTTTCAGAAAAAATGTTAGCTCTGCTGTTAGTCAAAATGATAAGTTTTTAGCTCTTCCTACTGATTACCTTTCCTCATTTTCTCTTCAAATAACAACTGCAGGTAGTGAAGATTTTCTTCTTCATAAAGATGTAAATTTTCTACAAGAAGCATATAATGGCTCTACATCAACATCAACTCCAAGATATTATGCACAGTTTGATATATCTAATTTTATAGTTGCCCCTACCCCTAACGCAAATTATACAGTAGAATTACATTATTACTATAGACCTGCAAGTTTAACAGCAGGTGCAGATAGTGGCACAACATGGTTAAGCACTAATGCACCATATGCATTATTCTTTGGAGCTTTAGTTGATGCTTATATATTTATGAAGGGTGAGTCTGATTTAATTCAGCAATATGAAAAAAGATTTATGGATCAATTAACAAGATTAAAAGATTATGGGGAAGCTAGAGAAAATAGTGACGCATATACAGACGGCTTACCAAGAAGCCCTAGAACTTAGGAGATATAAATGGCAACTTCAAATGCAGCAACCAACTATCTAGAGAGAAGAATATTACATTATATATTCAAAAATAATTCTCTTAGTTTCTCTAGTCCGGGAGACAGTATTTATGTAGGTCTTGCAACGGCAGTAAGTGCAGCAGAAACTGGATCAGTTACAGAAGCAACCTTTACAAACTATGCGAGACAGCAGGTTACAGCATCAAACTGGACAACCATAGGTGCAGATTCAACAGATACGCAGACTGCAAAGAACGCAGCTAATATTGAGTTTCCAGCATCTGGTGGTACAAGTAACACAATCACACATGTTATAATAGCAGATGCATCTAGTAGTGGTAACATATTGTTTGTAGGAGCATTAGATGCTAGTAAAGTTATAGCTTCTGGTGATATATTTAGAATTAATACAGGAAATCTTACTGTAGAGTTAAAATAATGGCTTTAGTATTATCAGATAGAATAAAAGAAACAACTACTACAACTGGTACCGGCACACTTACTTTAGGTGGTGCAGTTACTGGTTTTGAGACTTTTACTGCTAATCTTAGCAATTCTGATACTACATATTATTGTTGTACTGATAACACTGATTTTGAAGTTGGTTTAGGTACATTTACATCATCTGGTACAACTTTGGCTAGAACAACAATACTTGCCAGTTCTAATTCAAATAATGCAGTAAGCTGGAGTTCTGGAACAAGAACAGTATTTTGTACTATGCCTGCTGCTAAGTCAGTGTTCTTAGATGCTAGTGGTAATTTAAATTTAGCTGCAGATTTGTCTGTAGGAGATGATTTAACTATATTAGGTGGATTGTTAGACCTTAAGTCTAATAGCGGTTCACCATCACAGATTAAGTTTTACTGTGAAAGCAGTAATGCACATGCACAAACATTAACAGCACAGGTTCACTCTGTAGGTGCTACTAATACTCTAACATTACCAGCAGGTAGTAACTCAACATTAGTATCAGAGACACATACTCAAACACTAACAAATAAAACATTAACAACTCCAGTAATTGCGGAAATAGATTCTTCTGCAGATATTGTCTTAGATGCTGGAGCAGATATTGTATTAGATGCCGCTGGTGGAAATATAGAATTTAAAGATGCCGGAACTCTACAATTAACAATAGATATGGATGGGACAGCAGGCGCACAAGTAATTCAATTAGGCGTAGATAGTGATGACCTAATATTTAAACAATATGATGGCACTACAGTATTAACGTTAGATGATGATACCACAGTTAAAGTTGCAGCAGACTTATCAGTAGGAGATGATCTTACTGTTGAAGGCGGTGTTATTGATCTTAAAACAAATAGTGGTGCTGTTGCTAAACTAAAATTTTATTGTGAGTCTGGTAATGCACACGCTCAAACATTACAAGCACAA